GTGAGGTTTCGTTTGGTGCTTGTTCCTACGGGTCTGGTGCTCTGTACGTTTCGTTTGTTCCTGTTCCTGAGGTTGCTGCTGTTTGGGTTGCTGTTAAGTCGTTGGCGTTTGTTGATGACCATGATGGGGTCTCGTTGGCTTTTGCTGCTGACTGGTCTGTTGGTGGTGACAACTCTCGTGCTGCTGCTCTTGAAGCGTTGTTAACTGCTATCAATGCTTAAGATCTCTGCCTATTGGGTGTAACAACTCAATGGAGAGCGATCTTGCTCTATGGGATGGTAACATACCATCTGTGTCCGTACATAACTCAAGGAGATTAACATGTACACAATCCTCAATGTCCTTACCGCTATCATGTGGTATGCTGCTGCATCATGGTCTATAGATCAGATCTATACTCATGATAACAATAGCCCTCTTATGATTGCTATTTTAGTTGCATCTGCTGCTTTAGCTGGTATGCAAGCAATTGATTTGATTAATAGCATCGAAGACAAACACAACCAAGGAGAACTGTAATGTACTACGTCTACCATAGACTCACTAAGGTATTGATTGCCAAGACAACATCAGTCAAGATACTCAATGAATACGATCCAACATACTATGAAGTAGTAACATACTAATAGTATACTCTTCACGAGTATAAGTGAGACCACTTGGGGTAAGTACCAAGGATAGTTATCATCAACCTGAAAGGAAACATCATGGAAGCTCAAGTAATTAAACAAGCATTCGCTATCAAAGGCGATACCACAACAAACGCTTACACAGCTACACCATCTATCTTGATGGCAGTCTTTGTAGACAAAGAGAACCGTTACTGGTATGCCGTGGATGACCAACAAGTTATCCGCAAGATGTCCATCACTCGTGATGTAGAACATGCTCGTAGAGAGTATAAGATTGCTCGTAACCTTGTAGGCAAGAAAGTACACTTCGGTGTAACACAAGGATGGGATGGTAATGTATGGTTCAATGAAGTAGTCGAAGCATAGACCATGAATGCTCTTCTCGGGTAGACAACGGAGAGACCACTTGGGGTAAGTACCAAGGTTACATAACACACTCAACACAAGGGGATAAACATGAAATACATACTGTTAACACCAGTAACACCAGAAGACTTCTGCCTCGATACCTTCGAGGAAGTACAAGAGTCAGCACAAGAGTTCGGATGTGACATAATGTTATCAACAAAGATAACCGGAGGTGTTGTAGGTTTCTTCACAGCCAAGACAAAGGAAGCACTAGAAGGAATGTGCTCACAGGTAGACCTAGATGGTACCGTATTAGGGTACTCAGAGACCTATGACCAACTAGTAGTGATCTCTTAAGGACTATACATGAACTACAGTACCTATAAGACGTTACCAGTAGAACAGTACCTAGAAGAACTTAAACAAGAAAGGGATAGGAGGGTATACCAGAGGACAAAATCTCTGCAGGAAGCACTACAAGGATATACCCAAATGTATACCTCGACTGAAGACTTGAGGGAGGTTATGCAGAGAACGTAGCGAGAGGAGGTTTTTTGTAGAAAATCTTTTTGTGTGGTCGTAAGTGAAACAAAGGAGCAATCAAATGACAAGAGACGAATTCAAACAACGATGGGAATCAAACGACAACGGTGGTGGAATCACATATGATGACATAGCCGACTGTGCAAAAGAATGGGGTTTGTTCAAAACACCAAAAACATGCCAAATAAATGCTGTTCGTTACGCAGTTCTAAAAGAAGCTAACACAGTTGATGCTGAAGAGTTTGCACCTGAAGAAATCAATTAAAAAGAAATCAAATGACAAACCATATACACCACGACTGTATCATAGCATGGGCTAAAGGCGCTGAGGTAGAGTTCTTATCTGACAGTAAAAAATGGGTAAACGCTAACACACCTATGTGGTGGACAGATGTACAGTATCGAGTCAAACCAGAACCAATCATCCGAGACGTAACCCACAACCTCTACATTAACAGTGTAGAAGAACTAGCCTTAGCATTCGAAGAGAAAGGAGTAGGCAGAGTACATCCAGCATACAAACTCATAGGCTCAATCAAACTTACGTTCCAAGACGGCGTAATCGTTAACTATTCAAACACAATCATCAATGGAGTAACATAATGAATCCAGAAATCAAACAACTATGGTTAGATGCCTTACGTTCAGGTAAATACGAGCAAGGTAAGCTAATGCTCAGACCAACCGATAACAGCTATTGTTGTCTAGGTGTGTTATGTGAAATAGCACAAGAAAAAGGTATCGGTCAATACGTTCCTTCAGAAGAACATGCAGGATTCACATTCCAACATAAAGATAGTGATGATTGTTATGACTTCTACTATGAAGACTCTGAACTTCCTTGGACAATCAAACAATGGGCAGGTTTAGATAATGAAAATCCTAAAGTAACAATGAATGAAAGGAACATTAAAGAAGGATATAAAGGAATAATCCAAAGTGAAAAAGTATTAAGCTTAGCTGAGTTAAACGACAACTTCAGTTATTCATTCACAGAATTAGCAGACATCATCGAGGAGCAATTATGATTAAAAGGGATCCAAACATGGGTACATTACTCACAAAGAACGTCACATACACACTTACTCTTGACCAAGAACAGTTAGACATCCTTGAAGAACTTCTAGGTTCTGTAGGTGGTATTGGTAATGTAAGAAATATAACTGACGGACTACAATTTGAACTTGAAAAGCATGTAACAAGAAACAGCGATTCATTTGAAACAAAATACTTCAAAGAAGATACATTCGTAGAGGTCAAATAATGTTCGAAGCATTACTCATCATCCTGTCAATAGTCCTTGTATCATACATTCTGATATTCGTAACAGACTATATGCTAAATGACTCCGATCAACAACGTCTCAATAAAGAATACTCAGAGAAAGCCAAACAACATAATGAGCTTATGGTAAGAAAGGAGTCAGTTCCTTCCTCCCTTAAAAAGGAGAGTAGTAATGGCTCATAGTGCTGCTGAAATATACAATGCTCTAATACTGCGTATCAAAGCTAAAGTCAAAGCAGACATATCCATTGTGTATGATCCTGAAACTGGTATCCAAAAACATTTTCTTAAGGGTAAATTATTAAAAGTTAAAAAGGTATCCGATGGAACAAAACCTAACAGCAATAATCTATGACAAGAAAGGAAGAATCTTAAGTATAGGTAAAAACAGTTATACCAAGACACATCCTTTTCAGGCGTTACATGCTAAAAAGCAAAATATGCCTGAGAGAATCTTTTTACATGCTGAAGTTTCAGCTATTGTGAGATGTCCTGATATATCCAAAGCACATAAGATGCTTATCATCAGGACAAACAAAGAAGGCAGACACATGTATGCAAAACCTTGTGCCATATGTATGTCTGCTATCGAGTCAGTAAACATTAACCAAATTAAATGGAGTATTTAAAATGTTCTTAGCTATTCTACGTGATGACTTCTCTTTAATGGGTATCGGTGAATCTATTGAAGAAGCTTTCGAATCTCTTCATGACCAAGAGTCAGGTGTTGAGATTGATGACTGTGACTTCTATGACCTAGTCAATCCAACTCGATACACTTATACTTTAGTACAACGCTGAAATTTAGTTGTCCCCTAATAGGGAATTTCTAAAATAAAGTAATTATTAATATATTATTAATAAAAATACTTAATTAAGATAAATAAAAAAGAGAACAATAAATAAGGATATATCCTTAATTACTATTCTCTTAGTATATCGATAGATAGACTATCTATATATTACTTACTCTGATAGACCTTCTTCGGAGATTATCTTCTTAAGTTCTTCATCAGTAAGATCCACTGTCTTGTTAGTATTAGTCTGTTCAATCCGAGCTAGCTTAGGATTCTCATACTCTGCTATCATATTAGCGTATCTAGCTGCATCTTCAAAGTTATCTTCCTGAAGTGCTTTAAACATTGCCATTCTAAGCACATCAAGAGAAGATACCTGAGGAAGATCATCTAAAGCTCTTTGAAAGGCTTTAGCCGTTATCTTAAATTCCTCTGCTAACTTAACGTTAAGTGACCTAGATGCTGCACTCTTAAGCTGATTAGCTCGTGCAGTCTCCGAGGTAATAACCTTAAGATTAGCTAAGGAATTTGGGTGTATTCCTTTTGACATATTTTTAATCCTCATAGTAGTTTCCTATTAGGGGACTACTCATTCACTACTTAAATCCACAGGAAATATCATGACAACAGCAACAAATGAAACAGTTAACGTAATCATCAAAGATGTAGAATTACACTGGGCTAAATTAGATAAGCCAGTTGATCCCTTCGGTACTCTGCAATATGAGTTACAGATTCAGGCTCCCAAGAAACGTGAGAAAGAATTATCTGCTTTCGGTAAAGTTAAAGTTATCGATGGTGGTAAAATCTCTATTAACCTGAAAAAGAAAGCAGTTAAGGCTGATGGTTCTGATGCTGCTAAAGTACGTGTTGTAGATGCCACTAAAGAAGCACTTGATCCAAAGCTTATCGGTAATGGTTCTATAGGTAATGTTATGGTTATGCAGAAGCCTTATGAAATCAAAGCACCTAATGGTAAAGTAACCAAGTCAGGTATCTCTAATATGCTTACTGCTGTACAAGTTACTAAGCTTGTTAAATATGAGCGTAATAATGAGAACTTTGTAGACTTCGATGCTGAAGAGTCTACTGGTGTTACAGCCGCTTCAGGTGATGATTCACCATTCTAAATATCAGTTAGTCATAACTGACTAATATTAACCCTTCAAGGAATCCTCTTTGAAGGGTTTTTTAATCAAAGGTACAATATGTATAAGTTTCATTTCAACAACAAAGACACAACACACCTAGATTATCCTACAGGAGAAATGTTAACTAAAATGTCATGTGCATTAATCTCATACAAAATTAATGAAGATCATCATGATGTCGAACTGAATATAAACAACAATAATTTCAGAAAAGAAGATCTAGAAGAATTCATTGCTTTCTTAACTGCTCTAAACAACAAACTCAAAGGACTCTAAAATGGCTAAGCTCAACAAAGACCAAGTAAAATACGCTGTTCAACGTGCTAATAACAAACTAAATGAAAAACGTGATAATCTACAAAAGAGTATTCCTGAAGTAAAAGACCCTCGATATGATGCTAAAAAAGTGTATAACGCATTATACTCAGGTGAAGTAATGTCTTTTGAAACCTTCGAAAAGAAATTTGAAAATAGTTACTACTTTGCTAATGGTGTTCGTGAATTAATTGAAAATAATGTAGGTTTCATGGATGAATATAACCGTTATCAATTATTAATGACTAAATTCTGTGAAGATATTAACGAACAACGTACCGCTATCCAAGATAAGCTATACCTCTCAGATGATGCTGCTGAAGTATTAGCCTTAATTGATGCCCTCTAAAGCTCGTAGTCTTTTTGTAGCATTCATATGTATGTATCTAGGACTGTACATCCTGATACCATCATCTGTAGAACCGCATAAAACAAGTGAATTAATAGCTATGGCTAAAATGCGTTCTAAAGAAAAAGTATGCTATAAAACAAAACTAAAACCTTCTCTTAAAAAACAATGTGAAAGATGGGGTATTTATAGATGAATGAAGTCCAACAATTCTACGAAGCTATCCGTAAGAAGTGGCCTAATCCTTCTCGCCCTTGGGAAGAACTCCATCCACAAGAACAAATAATTCTTGTACAAGCTATCAACATGATTCTACAGGTGTTACAATGAACGATATCTACGAAGGTCAATTTGAGACAGACGTCCTATGGGACTTCGACTATACAAGTTATGAAGATACAGAAACTGTAGTAACATACACTGTAGAACCCGCAGAACCATGGGTAGGTATCATGAATGACAGTTACGAATATGAAGTAATCTTATATCGTGATAACAAACCAGTTCTAAACATTACTGATAGCTTATCTAGCGTAGATAATGTAGCTATCCACAATGCTTGCGTACAAAACTTCAAGGAGGTATTCGATGGTCAATACGAACCATTCTAACAGCTTTGGTTCATCAAAATATTTTGTATTTAACCAACAAGGTTACGATCGTATATATTTCGGTGTAGCTGGTCGTGAAATCAGTCTACTAAACGCAGTTCTATTTTTAACACACAAAGAGGCACAACATCATGCAGACAATCTCAATTCCCGTATCTCAAGTTAAAACAAAACGTCAAATTAATCCTGAAGTGCAAGCTAAAGGAGTTATTGCTCTTGAAAAATGGCGTAAAGAAAAAGCCAAAGCACATGCTAAAGGTGGTAAAACATTAGCTAACTGGATTGCTAAAGAAGAAGCTAAGAAAGCTGCTCGTACAATCTCTCCATTAACAGCTATTCGTAATTTCTGTGTTGACTGTGTAGGCGGTAGTACCCAAGAAGTATCTAACTGCTCTAACAAAAAATGTAACTTGTATATTCATCGCCCATACCAGCTATGATTAAATATTTATACTGACACCTAATGAACATGATAGGTTATCGTAGAGTTCTATACATGCCAAGTAATAAAGGATTATCACTATCTGATTTCTATGTTTGGGAATTTGCACCAAACCTTGAAAAACGTGATTACACAGAAAATGATTTTCCTTTTCATATGTATTGGAATAAATAATGAAACTATATGAATTAAAACGTAATACGCTATTCACTCTTACAAGTGATGATCGTATCTACAAACTACATAACCTTGATGGTATGTATTCATACGTCACAGATGCTATGAATAATGTATACCATTTTGCAGTATTTACTGAAGTAGAACCATATGAAAATAGTAGCATACAAGCTCTTTCGTAAACGTAAAGATGGTACTTACGGACCACTCTTTATTAATCGTAAACAAAAACTTAACCAAGGTGTAACATATGACGCTGAAGATCACCGTACTGAAGGATATGCTCATAGACCAGGTTGGCATTGTTGTGCAGAACCTAAAGCACCACACTTATCACTCAAAAAACGTGTATGGTGTATAGTACTCATAGAAGATTTTAAAGAACATATCAAACCAGAACACCAAGGCGGTCTCTGGTATACAGCAAACAAATTAACAATCCTACAGGAACTGTAATGTTAAGACATAAAGAGCATACCTATCTTGCTGGTCCAATCGAAGGGCTAACATTATACCAAGCAACAGGATGGCGAAATGAAGCTTCTTTTGAGCTAAATAACTTCGGTGTTGATACACTTGATCCAACTCGAAGAACATCCTTTGTTGACAGTAACCATCTAACAACTAAAAATGCTGCTAGGCGTGTATGGAAAGCTGACCTACAAGATATTGCCTATAGTACAGTTGTATTAGCTAATCTATCAGACAGTCTGCCAGGCAAAAAGTGGGGTACTGTATGTGAAATAGCCCATGCACATACTAAAAATAAAATCATTATTGTTGTTATGGATAAAGATCAATTCGAACATCCATTCATCACACAATATGCCACTGAAGTACATCATACTTTAGAAAATGCTATTGAAGCTGTAAAGGAATATTATCTATAATGCTAACAATCATAGGAACAATCTGGGGTATCATTGCATGTATTGCGCTACTCTATGGTCTATTATCACCAATAATAGAGCTATACGATAATGAAAAAAGATTTAAAAACTACGACTAAGGATTAAAAATGCCTAACTGGACAGCAAACAGCGTTATCATCACTGCAAATAATAATGCACAACAAAATAAAATCAAAGAACTACATGATAGAATGTTTAATGGTGATGAAACATTCCTAGACGGTTTATTTGAATACTTTGTTCCATCCTCTAAAGGTGATGACTGGTATGATTCTAATATCAAAAACTGGGGATGTAAATGGGATGCAAGAGAAGTAGTTCTTGAAGAAAGTGATGAAACTACCTACATCCAACTAACCTTTGATACACCTTGGAGTCCTCCTGAAGCGTTCTATGATAACCTAACTAAACAAGGTTATACAGTTGAAGCTACTTTCTGCGAACAAGGAAGTGACTTTATTGGCTATTATCGTGATGGTGTAGCTACATCAGAACCATTCTTTGATGAATCATTTGAAAATGTTAACTCTGAAGAAGATAACTATTATGATACCCATGAGGTACGTATAACAAAATATTTCCAAGAAAACGGATTTACACACCAACCATTATACTCAGGAGGTTAATATGCCATATATTCGTAGTATCGATAGAGATCGTTTAGATTATATTACTGATGCTGTACTTAATACAGGCGTCACATCAGCAGGTGAAATGAATTATTTATTCACAATCATTGCAAATGAATATCTTAATCGTAATGGTAAAAACTACCAATACATTAACGATGTTATAGGTGCTTTAGAAGGTGCTAAACAAGAGTTCTACCGCCGTATTGCTGCACCTTATGAAGATATTAAAATCACAGAAAATGGAGATGTATATTTATGAACATTGATGATGATCGACAACTGTGGAAATCAAAAGATCCACGAGATGATTCATTCAAATCAGACTTCTATGATGCATGGGCTAAAAAACAAATATGGCCTTACCCTGAAAAATCATGGACTGATACTTTTGCAAAAGCATACAATAAAGAAATTGATTATGAAACAGCTAAAGAAAAAGAATTTTATTTAGATGAAGATTTCTTTGTGCAATCAAGTATAGATGCTGTTATTAATCCTAAGCACTACAAAAACGTAGCAGCAGGTAAGCAATATATGGAACTCATGGTTGATATGCTTGATAATAAATCAGGTGTAGAAGCACACTTGTTCGGTCAAATCTATAAATACCTCATGCGTTGCGGTAATAAAGATGATGAAGTACAAGAGTTAGAAAAAGCTCTATGGTATTTAAATGCTCTTATTAAATACAAGAAAGAAGGTGTTGTACTATGAAGATAGAAATCACTGACAATGAAGTATTCTCAGAAGCAGTTGCTCAAAGTTTAAAAAACAATTATTGGTCTTTTAAAAACGATTATGACAATAATGTACATGCACAATTGTATCATATTGGTGTTAAAAAAGATCGTAAAGCAGTTAAAAAACTTTTTAAAGCCTTAAAAAGAGTACATGACTTCTATTCGATTTATCGTATTGATGAATATCCACATGAAAGCTAGAAACAAAGTAGTCAGAGACAGTATTCGTAATCCTAAACGTAATGCTGGTAAACACAAAGACAAACGTGAAGACATACTAAAACAATTATCTCAACTTGAAGAAGAAATGGTTTTAATTAAGTCACGAGTAAAACAATTTGAGGAGTTATATAGTGAAAGTACAGAACATAGATGAACATGAAGATGGTAGTGCTACATTAACTATGGATATGACTAATGAAGAAGTACGTACATTAGTTGAATACGCTATCATAGAGTTACTTAAAAAGCTTATTGCAGATACAGGTAAAAATAACCAGTGGATAGACTAAAAGTAATACGTACATTCTTTGGTAGGTTGCATGGTACACATGGAAGAAAGTATACCACAACAACTGAATCAAGAGCATATGAATGTATTAGATGCCGACAAGTATTTTTAAACAAACAACAAGGAATACGTCATGAGTGTATTGAAACCTTATCGTAATAATTTATTTGCCACAAGAGATTCTGTAGAAGAAGCATTAGATTATTGTTTTATGATAGCAGATGCTTGTGGAGATGATAGGTCTTCAGTTATTACAGCTATAATGGTATTAATAAATACTGTATGCAAATTAGAGGAAGCAAGTGAGTAGTTGGCTCATTGTAGGAATAGGTTTTGTATATCTTTATATTTCCATTGATCAATGGCTTAAAGGTAATACAGGAATGGCAATAACTTACTTTGGATATGCCCTCGGTAACGTGGGTCTATATATGTTAGCAAAATGAATATTGAAGAACAAAAAGCTTTTGTAAAAGCATATGGCAATAATGTTGCTCATAATCCTGATGAATTCGTTGCAGACTTTGTTGCTCGATACGAATCAGGTGAAGATATTGATTACTCATATGAGCATACATCCATAATGGACGCATTAGGGATGTGGCATGATGCTATCAACTGGAAACTAAATGAACTTAATAAGAACAGTTAAAAAGTTTGTTACAGGCACTGATAAGTACTTTGATATCTACGAATGTACTGTTGACGAAGTTGAGTCTTACACATCTGACTCAGGTAAATCAATGATACGTGTTAAGATAAATGAAGTAGAATACTCAGGCTTATATAACAAATGGGTGTATGAATATCTATGTGAGAACGAAGGAACACCCTCTTTTGTAATCATGTGGAGAGCACCTAAGGGTAAGCCTATGTTGGCATACCTAAAAGAACTATGGCAGAACCATATTGAAGGAGTAACAGATGGAGAAGTGTCCAGTGAATCTGACGCTTATAGCCCAAGCGGTGAGTCATTTTGTTATCTTTGGATCAATAAAGATACAGACAGAAAGTATATCGGAAAGCACAAAGGAACAGCAGATGATGGATATGTCTGCAGTTCTGAGTCGATGCTTGAAGAATACAATGATTGTCCATCACGATTCATCAGGACGATCTTAGCATATGGTACTGACCAAGAGATGCATGAGTTAGAAACAATGTTATTGTTGCAGCTCAAAGCTTCTAAGTCAGAATTGTTTTATAACTTAAGTAACAACCTAAGGAAAGACTAACATGTCTACACAAGAGTGGTGCAAAACATATAGCTATAATCAAGTAATTGATACACGCAACTTTGAAATCTGTATTGATCTTAATGCTAAGTATGGATTCTTTGAACACAAACTATTAGGAGAAGATTGTGCTGGTGGTTTGTGGTTTGATGAATGTATGTTTTTAACAGACTACGATGGTGTGTATGAGTTACCAGGGGAAGTCATCAGAGAACTTAGTAGCCGCAGCTATATAGATGCTGAAGAATTTCAACCTTAAACCGCAGTTGTCCCCTAATAGGAGTGAACATGAACAAAACAATCGTAACAGTTGTAATTGAGTTTGAAAATGTATTAGAAGAAGATATTGTTCTTCAATGTGTTTCCAATATGATGGCAGGTAATCTTTTTAATGATGAAACTTATAATGTAGTAGAGATTGATTATCTTGATGAACAATAATTTAATAGCACGTATCACACAGGAGGAGTGTGCTGAAGTAATTCAAGCTATCTCTAAAGCATTACGCTTTGGAGTAGATCATGTGTCCCCTGTTACAAACGTAACTAACAAAGCTCACCTTGAAGAAGAAGTTGGGCAACTGTTAGCTATGATGCAACTAATGGCTAATGACTGGAAATTAGACAGAGAAAAAGTAACAGAAGCATACGAAAAGAAATACAAAAACTACGATTTATGGGATAAACAATATGCTAATTGAAGACTATGGTAATATAGTAAGTATTTTGTTTTTAGTTAGACCACCTAAAAACCATACAGAGCTATGGCACTTAACAGAAGTGTGTAAAAAACTACAGGAGCTAGTGATACAATATGAAAACTCAGAAGGATTGGGATCAGTTTTACCTGAAGATAGCACAGCTAGTAGCCCAACAAAGCTATGCTAAAGACCGTAAAGTAGGTGCTGTTATCGTTAAGAATGATAACATCATTTCTTTTTCTTACAATGGAACACCACGAGGATGGGACAATGAAACTCAGACAGATAACGGACAAACTAAGTCAATGGTACTACACGCTGAAGCTCAGGCTATTGCTAAGTTGGCTCGATCAACCTTATCTAGTGATGGCGCTACTCTCTACTGTACCCTTAGTCCTTGTATTGATTGTGCAAAGCTTATTAGTGAAGTGGGTATTAAACGGTTAATTTATATTGATCAATATAAATGTACTGAAGGTATTGATTTCTTAATAGCTAACAATGTATTAGTCAATGAAGAATATTCAACAACAAAATTAGCCAGTAAAGAATGGTTAGCTAGAACAGGATTATTATGGTAGATATTTATTTGTTGGTAGCACTTGTTTTATTTCTTGGTGTATATAATTGGAGGTTAATAACTCAAGTTAATGACCAAGAAGAACAACTAGAAATGGCTAATGACTTAATCTTAACTATGGCAGAAGAATTACAAAGCTTAGGTTCGCCTAATGTTAAGGTAGTTGAACGTGAAAAATAAACTATTTCCTGGTATCACAGTAAATGTAGTATGTTTACCTGAATGTGATAAAGAAATAGGCAAACTATTCTTTGATTGCTTAAAAGATTATGTCATAAGGTTTAATAAACCAGTTCAATTCCTTAATTTTAAAGTACAAATATGTGCAGTAGAATACCCTATTGGAGCTGAAATGGGTATCACTATGTTCAATGAAGAGGATGATCGTATACTTATACAAGTAAAAGATCCATTTGTTTCTGAATGTGAATATAGTGACTGGGCTATGGAAAAATTTGTATGTGTGTTATGCCATGAGATTGTTCATGCTTGTCAACACTTAACAGGTAGTACTGGAATTAAAATTCCTAAATTTAAACATGGTGATATAGACATACCTAATATACATGACAAATATTTCTTTGATCCTATCGAAATAGAAGCCAGAATTTTAGAGTCAGTTTATGCTACCTATTATGGACATACATTACTATGAAAAAATTAAGGCTATGTGTAGACATAGAAACAAATGGCTTAATGCCTGATGTAGATACTATATGGTGCTTAGTAGCTATTGACTCAGATACAGGCACTGTATATTCTTTTTCGGATTACGATAATGAACTCCCCTCTCTTAAAGAAGGCCTTGCCTTTATTAGCACTGCTGATATTGTATTCGGTCATAATTTTATTGGTTATGATCTCGTTGTTCTTAAACACTTACTTGGATTTAATTTACCTAGTACAGTAAAGTTAGTAGACACTTGGATACTATCCCAGTTAAACCAATATAAACGAGATCACAAACATGGTCTTGAAGGATGGGGTTCTAAACTAGGCTTTCCTAAGCTAGAGTTCAATGAGTTCAGTAATTACTCTAAAGAAATGCTTACATACTGTATTCGTGACGTAGAGCTTAACGTTAAAGTATATAAGGTACTTGTAGAAGAAGCCACTAAGATAATGTCTAAGCATCCTATGTACAAGACAGGTATCGAGGTTGAAATGGAGTTTGCTACTATTGAATCTGAAATCCAATATAAAGGTTGGATGTTTGATATGGCATCTGCTCAAACATTGCTAACTAAAATTAATAATAAGCTTGAAGCTATTGAAGCAGTACTTGAGCCTAAGATTGGATTAAGATGTTTAAAGGTAGATAAAGCTGATGAATACAAAGAACCTGCTTGGCGTAAAGATGGTTGTTACACCGTGGCTACCGTTAAACACTTTGGCTATACTCAAGAGTCAGGACGTGAAGATCGTCCTATCGAAGGACCATATTGCCGTATCACCTTTGAGCAAGGAAAGATTGGTAGTATTGAAGTAGTTAAAGACTGGTTGTATAGCCTTGGCTGGGTACCTGATGAATGGAATGTGGAGAAAATTAATGGAAAGTTTGTTAATAAAAGTCCTAAGATTACCGAGTCATCTCTTGAACGGCTTGGCCCTGACGCTATGTTGGTTAGTGAATACTATACAATCAGATCAAGGAAAGGTATCTTGGAAGGTTGGATTGAAGCTGTTAAAGGATCCCGTGATAATCGTCTTCACGGTCGTATGTGGACTATTGGTACACCTACATTCCGTTGTAGGCATGAGCTTGTGGCTAATCTGCCTAGTGTGGATTCAGTATACGGAAAAGAGATGCGAAGCCTTCTCATATGCGAACCTGGCACATCCATTATTGGAGCCGATTCTGCTGGTAACCAGATGCGTGGTTTATGCCATTATATTAACAACGATTCCTTTACTAATGAAGTAATCAATGGAGATGTACATACAAAGAATGCTGAGATTCTTAGCACAGTATATCCATGCTCTCGTAAGACAGCTAAACCTTGGCTATATGCCTATCTCTTCGGAGCAGGAGCAGGTAAGTCTGGTTTAATTCTTACAGGTAAACGTGATGCTGTTATTGGTAAAGCTTCTCAAGATAAGTTTGAGACTGCTATTCCAGGATTAAAAGAACTTAAAGATAAACTTAATGGTATGTTTGAAAGAACATCAGGATCATTTGGTAAAGATAAAGCTTTTATTCGTGGTGTTGATGGTAGATTAATCTTTGTTAGCTCTGGTCATCAAGTATTAAACTACTTGCTGCAGACAGCTGAAGGTGTTACCTGTAAAGCAGCTATTGTTTATCTTAAACGTAAGCTACAAGAACGTGGTATACAATTTTACTTTGCTATTCATTATCATGACGAACTAGCAGTAGTAGTTAAAGATGAATATGCAGAAGAAGTAAAAGAGTTAGCCATTGAAGCGTTCACTGAAGCACCTAAATGGTTTGGTATTAATTGTATGGGTGGTGACGCTCACATTGGAAAGACATATGCAGAAGTACATTAAACATGGTATTGCAATAACATACATAGTATTATTATCACCTTTTATTTTGTTAGGATTCATACTTAATGAAATAGCAGATGCTATTAAAAATGGTATTCAACTATCTGATTACGTAGGTAATCTAATTGCTAGGTGGATAAAATGAATGATATTGAATTTGATTTAGCAATTATAGATGCAGACAGTATCATGTATCAGATTGCTTTTGTTGAACCTTCTCCAGCTAAGTGCAAGAAAGGTCTTGACAATAAGCTAAAAGAGATTATGGAAAACACTAACGCCTCTAATGGTGTGGTGTTTATTAAGGGCGCTAACAACTTCAGGTATGAGGTTGATATTGCCTATAAGGGAAACCGTAAAGACACTATTGAACCTGAAGTAAAAGATCGTATTGAAATGCTATATGAATACGCTAAAGACTTCTGTGTGTTAAGCGATAAAGGTGAAGCAGATGACCTATGTGGTATCACTGCTCGTAAAGCTCTTGATGAAGGTAAACTATATATTGTATCTCACATAGATAAAGATCTTAATGCTATCACAGGATGGCATCATAACTTTAGAACAGGTGAGATATATCATATGGATGACTCACAAGCTTATCGTTTCTTAATGACTCAAATCCTTACAGGAGATGCTACAGATAACATCCAAGGGTTACGTGGTGTAGGTACTAAGACGGCTGAAAAGTTAATCAAAGATACACCTAATAACCTCTTGTGGGATAAGGTTATCGAGCTGTGGAAAGCAAAACAAGGTGACTTGTGGTATAATAATTTCCTGAAGTGTGCTAACTGTATTTACATCAGGGAGTTTGAAGAAGATCTCAGACCATTAACCTTTGAAGAATTAAAAGAAAGATTATTATGGACTATGGACATTGGCATCCCCTCACAGACAGACCAGACGGAGCCTTTGGATTCATCTACTATGTCGAAAACCTCCAAACAGGAAGACGATACATTGGAAGAAAGCAATTAATCAGTGAATCAAAAAGATTATTACCTGGAGCAACAAGAAGAACCGTCACTCGGAGAGAGAGTGATTGGAGAGATTATAAATCCTCGTGCAGAGAACTCTTGGATGATATTAACTACTACGGATTTGATTCATTTACTTTTGTTATCTATGAATGGGTATTCGGAAAAGGAATGCTTACGTATAGGGAAGTCCAAGAGCAGTGGGAATGTGAAGTCCTTTCAAGAGTTGAAACAACTGATGGAGAACGACTATACTACAATGGTAACATTGGAGCGGTAAAATTTCTTAAACCAAAGCTATGAAAAATAAAAAACCTGAACCTTTAAAAGAGTATATTAGTCTTAAAGACGAATTTAAAAATCAATTTCAAAAGAAAAAATCTACTCAACAAGAAGCTAGACAGCGTAGAAAAGAAATTAGAGATATGAAGGAACAAAGGGAGTGGAATTAATATGTCTCGATGGATACATGCACCATGCCCTAAATGTAGTTCATCAGACGCATTTAGTTATAAAGAAGATGACTCACATGGCTTCTGTTTTAGTTGCCAGAAGTCTTCACCTATAGACCCTAACTTCAAACCAACTGTATATCACAAAGAGAATTACAACATGCATACCTTAGAGGAAATTAAAGATTATGACACTAGAGGTTTTCAAGAAAGAGCTATCACAAAAGTGGTTGCATCTCACTATGGGGTTAAAGTATCATACGCTGAAGATGGTACAATCAGTAGTCACTTCTATCCATATACTCGTGGCGGTATCGTTGTTGCCTATAAGGAACGTAAACTACCTAAAACATTCCTTATACATGGTGACTTTAAAGACACTGAATTATTTGGTCAGAATGTTTCCTCAGGTGGTAAGCGCATTGTTATTACTGAAGGAGAATTGGATGCGCTTGCCGTGGCACAAGCCCAATACGATAAGTATGCTAAATTCTATCCGTCAGTCGCAATCCCGTCGGCATCGGCAATGGCTTTAATCCTTAATCAACGTGAGTATCTTCGTAGCTTTGATGAAGTAATACTTATGTTTGATATGGATGAGCCAGGTAAGAAAGCTACTCAACAAGCAGCTAAGATCATTGGCTATGATAAAATTAAGGTAGCAGAGTTACCTGAGAAAGATCCATGTGATGTACTAATTAAACATGGTTCAGCAGAGCTAATGAAGTGTATCTTTAATGCACGTACATACAGTCCTGCTGGTGTAGTTAAAGGTGAAGAAATCTGGGAACAATACCAGCGTAGACAGTCTACTGTATCTGTACCATATCCACAATGCTTAAGCGGTTTAAACGAAAAGCTTTATGGTATGCGTCAAGGTGAGATTGTATTGTTTACCTCAGGTACTGGTTCAGGTAAGTCAACTGTTATTAAAGAAATTGTATTTGAAATATTAAGTAAGACTACTGATATGGTAGGTATGGTTTCTCTTGAGGAATCTGTGGGGGACACTGCTCAAAAGTTTATTAGTATGCAACTTAAAAAGAATCTTAATGTTGATGTTGTATCTGAGAAAGAACAATATGAAGCATTCCAAACAGTCTTTGGTGATGAACGTTTAATCCTATTAGACCACCAAGGTTCTGTGAGTGATGAATCTCTTATTGATAAGATGGAACATCTAGCATTAATGGGTTGTAAATATATTATCCTTGATCATATCACTATTGCTGTATCTGAAGGTGCTAAGGGTAAGACAGGTAATGAAGCAGTTGACTCTGTTATGTCTGACTTACTTAAGATTGCTAAGAAACATAACGTATGGTTAGGTGTTGTATCTCACCTACGTAAAGGTGAAAAGCCTTTTGAAGAAGGTAACTTACCTACTATTGATGACATCAAAGGTTCTGGTTCTATCAAACAAATCTCATTTGATATTATTGCCTTTGCACGTAATATGATTGCTGAAACAGAAGTAATGCGTAATACTATTCGCCTTCGTGTTCTTAAATCACGCTTTACAGGTCTCACAGGTGACTGTGGTACTACTAAGTATGATGCTCACACAGGACGACTACAACAAAATACATTCGTAGACTTTCAATAAAAGGAATACATGAATCCAGTACAATATCTATCTGAAAGAGTAGCTAAAGTCGTAGTCAACTCAGATAAGATTTATAACGAAGGTGCTCGACTATTAGCACATCATGCAACATGGGAATATGACTTAGAAAGGTTTGTAAATGAATCGTGGGACACACTTCTCCGCTACTGTATTCGCAACAAGAATGCAACTCATAGCGCATCAGTTAAGCTTACTTTTGCAAGTGACCTTATCGGAAAACGAATCGCAAGAGCTATTGGAGCTGATGAAACAAACATCAAATCAACTCTCGCTCTTGGAGACATTCTACTCGAAACATTTCTCCAAGATGGATTGATAGACATCTTCAGAGAGTATGATGGGTTTAAAGCTCCATACATGGTACGTATTGTCAACATGCCTGACAATATTAAGCCAACATTAATTGGTACTTCATTTGAACCATTGTTACCTATAGCTGGCTTATATAGTAACCTTACTAAAGAACCATTCATTAAGGGATGGACTAACAGTAAACTGTTTCATGAGTACTTAGATAAACCTTTTGTACGTGCATTAGAAACATTACGTCAACAGCCTTGGGTACTTAATCAAGGTGTGTTACATGGTATGAAGAATTATAAACCAACTGAGATACTAAGCTTAGTTGATGATGATGGTGTTGTATATGAATACAATATTCATTATGAAAACTTAGAGTTACCTAAAAAGCTTAAGCATATGGATGGTACTTCTTTCTTAGGAAAGAAAGACCCTAAGCTACAGCGTATGTTAAGTAAGTTCTTTGAGTACAATCAAGTAGTAAAGAAAGCTGAATTAATTGGTGATAGATCTTTCTATCAAGAAGTATCCTGTGACTATCGTGGTCGAGTATACTATGCTGAATCCTTCTTGGAGTTTCAGGGTAGTGACTTAGCCCGTAGTCTCTTTTTATTTCAGAATAAAAAAGAGATGGATGATCGTGGTTACTTTTGGCTTAAAGTTCATACAGCTGGTTGTTTTAATGAATCATTTAATGTTAATAAACTACCTCAATACTTTACTACTGACTACAAAAAGTATTTAAAAGAAGAAGGGTTGGACACAATCTCTCTTGACAAGATGACTCTTGAAGACAGAGCTATATGGGTAGATAATAACCTAGTTAAAGTAGCTAGTATAGCAAACAACTATTATATAGATACTTTAGCTGAAAAGCCTTATAGCTTATTAGCTTGTTGTCTTGAAATTAAAGACTACACTCAAGCAAAAAGTAAAGGTAAAAAACATATGTCTGGCTTTCCTATACCTATTGATGGTAGTAACAATGGATGGCAGCATCTGGCAGCTATGTCTAGAGATACACAAGCAGCTACATTAGTATCATTAGTACCTACACCTATACAGAAAGACTTCTATGTAGCTGTGGCTAAGGAACTAATTAGTATTATGCCTGACTATTTTAAAGAAAAGAATATGCCTATGAAAGATATCCGTAAGGGTATTGCTAAACGAGGCTCTATGACTCGTGCATACTCAGCAGGTAAACAACGTATTGCTAAGAATATGTATGATGACTGCCATGTAGAAGGCTTTACTGTTAAATATGGTATCACAGAAAAAGAATGTGGAGACTTAGCAGGTAACCTAATCAAAGCTATTAATGCTGTATGTTCAGGTCCATTGAAGACTACTAAGTTCTTACAGAAGATTGCTGAACATGAGCTTAACTCTGGTCGTAATCAATTATCATGGCATACACCTTCAGGGTTTCCTGTGATATATAAAGCATTCCTTCAACATGAACGTAAACATAGGGGTACTATTAGAGGTATCCCTGGAAATCCTAAAGGAAGAATTAGACATGTTATTAAAGTCGATGTACTCAATAAAGACACAGGTGAAAAGGTTCCTTGTAGACGTTCCTTTGCTTCTGGTATCAGTCCTAACCTCGTTCATAGTTACGATGCTGCTCATATGGCTAACGTTATTTCTATCTTTAATGGTAACTTTGGTGCTGTGCATGATAGCTTTAGTACCCATGCTAGTGAAGTGGATTTCCTCCAAGAAGTAACTAAGATGACCTTTGTAGCACAGTATGATATAGAAGACTTCTTTAGTAATCTTATGGATACATTAATGCTTAACAAGGATACCTTTGCTTTCCCATCACCAGAAGAAGGTACATTAGATTTAAAACAAGTCTATGAATCTAAATACTTTTTCTGCTAGTTGTCCCCTAATACCGAAGAATAAAACAAAAGGAACTCATGAACTCTTATCAACAACTTATCGCTAAATCCCGTTATGCCCGTTACTTACCTGAAAAGAAACGTAGGGAGAATTGGAATGAAACTTCTGATCGTTGGGTAACCTTCTTTCAGAGAGAATTAAAGAATAAAATAAAACCAGATGACAGTATCTGGGAAATCTTACGTAATGAAATTAATAGTTTGTCTACACTACCTTCAATGCGTTCTATTATGACAGCTGGTGAGGCTCTTCGCCGTACTAACGTAGCTGCATATAATTGTTCTTATTTACCTATCGATAATCCTCGTTGTTTTGATGAAGCCATGTACATCCTATTATGTGGTACTGGAGTGGGCTTCTCGGCTGAACAACAATATACTGGTCTATTACCTGTAGTACCTTCCCTTGTAAATGCTGCTGATTTTACTATTAAAGTACAAGATAGTAAAGAAGGTTGGTGTGATGCTTATCGTATTCTTGTTGATATGTTATACAAAGGTATTATTCCTCAATGGGATGTATCATTAGTACGTCCAGCAGGTGCTCCATTAAAGACCTTTGGTGGTCGTGCTTCTGGTCCTGGTCCATTGATTGACTTGTTTAGCTATACAGTTAATAAGTTTACAGTAGCCCAAGGACGTCAGCTAAAACCTATCGAGTGCCATGATATCATGTGTAAGATTGGTGAGGTAGTTGTTGTAGGTGGTGTGCGCCGTAGTGCTATGATTAGCTTAGGAGACTTAGGAGATTATGACCATGCTACTGCTAAGACAGGCACATGGTGGGAACAACATGGTGAACGTGCCTTAGCTAACAACTCAGCAGTATACAATAGGAAACCTTCTGTAGGCGAGTTCATGAAGGAATGGTTGGACATTTACAACAGTCACTCAGGTGAACGAGGAATCTTTAATCGTGAAGCATCACAAAAACAAGCAGCTAAATGGGGTCGCCGTGATAGTACCACAGACTATGGAACAAACCCTTGCTCAGAAATTATCCTCAAGCCCTACCAATTCTGTAATCTATCTACCGTTGTTGTATCTCCAGAGGATACTCTTGCCTCCCTCAAACACAAGGTCAGAGTAGCTACTATTATGGGTACCATGCAGTCAACCCTAACTTACTTTCCTTACCTACGTGATATTTGGCGTACTAACACTGAGTCAGAACGCCTGTTAGGTGTGTCTATGACTGGTATTCTGGATAACCAACTGCTACGTGGTCAAGGTAATATGAACCTAGAAGAAGTATTATCTACTCTACGTGACGTAGCTCGTGATACTAACCAAGAATGGGCTGAGATCTTAGGCATCTCTGAGTCAGCAGCTATTACCTGTGTTAAGCCTGAAGGTACTGTATCTCAATTAACACAAACAAGTAGTGGTATTCATGCAGGACATGCTCCATACTATATCAGACGTATTCGTCAGGATAAAAAAGATCCTTTAACTCAGTTCTTAATTGAGCAAGGTGTACCTCATGAAGATTGTGTAATGAAACCTGATCAAACATCTGTGTTTAGTTTCCCACAACGTTCACCTGGATTTACCCGCAAAGACTTAGCTGCTATTGATCACTTAAATATCTGGTTAATGTATCAGCGTTATTGGTGCGAACACAAACCATCTGTCACTATTTCTGTTAAAGAACATGAGTGGATGGATGTAGGTGCATGGGTATATGAACACTTTGATGAGTGTACTGGTATTAGTTTCTTACCTGATGATGGTGGTACTTATCGTCAGGCTCCATACGAGGATATTGACTTGTCAGTTTATCATCGCTTAAAAGATACGCTCCCATCTATTGATTGGGAAAACTTTATTGAAGACCGTGATAATGTTGAGGGTGCTCAAACATTAGCATGTGCAGCTGGAGGATGTGAGATTTGAACTTATATAAATTCTATACAGATACATGTGTACCATGCAGACAAATGAATAGTCGTATTAAAGATATAGACTTTCATTATGACTATGGTGTAGTGCTAACTAATATTAATGCTATGGATAACCCAGAACTTAGAGATCGATATGGTGTTAAGACTGTACCTACATTTGTTTTAGCTGATGAAAAAGATAATATGATTCGTAAGATTAGTGGGTCTATTACTCTACCTGAGCTAGATATTTTTATTACAGGAACAGCTGTCCCCTAATAGGAACAGTGCGACATAGCTCAGAGTTAGAGCGAGCGGACTGATAATCGCTAGGTCATTGGTTAGAATCCAATTGTCGCAACCAATATAGCGGAATAGCTCAGTAGGAGAGCGCTGGACTCATAATCCAGAGGTCAGTGGTGCGAATCCATTTTCCGCAACCATTTAATTCCCCACAAGATCGTATCTGTGGCCCGACACCCTCTTTATGGGGGTGTTTCTTTATCATCAAGACGTATGGGAACTGCCAGCAATCGTTAGCAACATGGTGTTTTCAATCGTTGGACAAACAGTTCTCATTCGTGTTGGTGGAATAATTGGTTCTGTGTTTGGCACAGAATGAGGGTAGGAAGTGCCTATCAAGAGTTTCAAGAGATGAGCGCCTTGACTACCAACAACTAAACAACAAGGATTTTGAGCAGCATTGGCGACTGCAGCAGACTGTAAATCTGTAGCCCTTCGGGGCAACTAGGTTCGACTCCCAGAAAATCCACCATTACAAGGGTCATTAGTTCAATGGATAGAACAGTGATCTTCTAAGTCACGAGTGCATGTTCGATTCATGCATGACCCACCATAGGACACATATGAAAACTAAAAGTTATAACTCAAGAAAATTTCTTAATAGTAAACATGGATTAGCAGCTATTGAAGTTAGTTGTGATATCTGTGATTGGTCTATGGATACTAATGTTACTATCTCTGATTGTAATAGGAATGTTACATTAGATTTTAGTATTTATAAAGAAAAAGATTATGCTGAGAAATCTAAAAAGTTATCTTTACTTATTAATGAATTAGTAGCAGTACAAAAATTCATGGATGATAATATCGATGCTTATATTGAAGCAAGAAAACAATTAGATTTAAAAAACAGTAAACGAAAGTCAAAACCACTTTCAGAATTATTAGGGGAATTAAATGATTAACGAATACGATATTCGAGATATGAGTGAAGACAGTATTGTTTTTGAATGTAAGTACAGTAATCCTAAATTAAATACTCGTATGGAAATGTCTGCTCATTCTCATATCACTGAGGTGATAGAACAGTTTGAAAGATTCCTACGAGGTGTAGGTTACTTTCCACCATCAGGATGTCATCTGGACTTTGTAGATGACTATACATATACTATGGACTGGACAGACGCTAATGAGTAAGGGTAGTAATCGTAGACCTACTGACGAAAAGAAATACAAAGATAACTACGACCAGATCTTTGGTAAAAAGAAAAAGGAAGATAATGGTAACAAGTAAACCACTCATTGTATTGCTTAAGGCTCTTTATGCAAGTAACTTTGTAACATATTATAAGTCTCACGCATTTCATTTTAATATTGAAGGAACTACTTTCTCTCAAGACCATGAGTTCTTTCAAAAGATCTATGAGTTTTTACAAGGTGAACATGATAACCTTGGTGAACAAATACGACAACTAGATAAACCAGTTACATCTACTTTAAAAGATGTAATTAGTTTATCTTTAATTGATGAATCAAATATTATTACTAAAAATAATTTAGATTTATTAGCAATATTAGAAGAAGACTTTTGTCAATTACATGAACAAGCACAAGAACTTTATGAAGCTGCTAGCAATCAATGTTATGGTGCTTTAGAAACTTATATTGGTGACTACATGGTAGCATTATCTAAACTACATTGGATGATTAAAGCTACTTTAAAGAGGAGTATTAAATGAACCAGAAGAATTATAACTATGACGCTCAAATGGGTGGTGACACTGATGACCTTGAGCTATGCCACCGATATGGTATTGATAGTTCATTAGCATATACCCCTTCTATTAATGAAGCTTTAAGACAAGCTATTAGGCAAGAGAATGTAAGTGACTTATTAAAGGCAGGTTACTCAGAAGGACAAGCCCGAAGTATTGCTGATAAGCATTATGCTGATGCCGTTAAAGGCGCAGAAAGTATTAAGAAATAAAAAAACCCCTATTAGGATTATTCCTAGTAGGGGTTTTTAATTTGTTTACTTAGAGTTAACAATAAAGTTTTTATTAGATTTCATTTGATCAACTATTACATCATTTGCACCTAAGAAATTATTATATTTCTTTAGATTACGATTTGCATAATTGAAATTCATTTTAGTTTTTTGTTTATATTTAGAGGCAATAGCATCTAGCTCTGGGAAAGTAGATTCTCCTTTTGCAGCCCATCCACTATGTATTTCAAGTAATCTAGATAGTAATTCAAATTCTCTTGGAGTAACCATTAGGTTTGATCTATCATCTTTATTACGTTTAGTTGGAGGCTTCCATCCAAATGTCATAGCTAAATCTAATACTTTGTCATTGTATTCTTTAGATACTTTAGTATACTCTGGGTTTAAATCAGGTCTACCTCTCTTTACATCTCTAGGAATAAAATGAGATCCAACATATATCTTATCAAAGTAACCACCCATTGACTTGTATTTACCAAGAGTGCCTATGTTTGCTTTACCAGCTTTCTTAATGTCAGCCATAGCATTCTTATAATCTTCATTATAAGATTCTTTTAAAGATTGTAATAGAGGTCTACCTTCTTTTGCTAATATATAAGTAGAAATATTATTGTAAGCATTATACATTAACAATGTAGAACCAGGTGCTGTAATCTGAGCATCATGAATACCTAACATATTCAAAGGCTCATCATCTTTATTTTTTTGATTAGCATAAATATAAGATGAAGCCATCTCGTATGCGTCACCTGATTGAATTAACACAACAGGCATAGCCTTACGTGCTTTATCTCCTGGGAACGCATAAGTGTATATCTGATCTAATACATCATCAATGTTTAAATTAACTTCTTCTAATCTAGCTTTCATAGAACGAATGTCTGCTAAAGGTTTTTGAACATCCCCTGTAGCACTTAGGTTGTTAGCCATACCAGACATAGAGCCTAGTTCTTCAGGTAACCCTAAAATCTTTTTAACAGTATTAGATTCATCATCTAACAAAGTAGCATAACTAGTTCCAAGTTCAACAGTTGTGTTACCAAAAGATTTTACTTCTGTAGAACCATTAAATGCTGCTTTCAAAGAAGCAATAGATGAAGTTATTTTTTGCCAGCCTTGAAGGTTAGCTAAATGTTTCTTCATAGATGTTGCATATATAGATGAAACATCTTCTAACATTTCTTGTCTAGAGTCATACAATGATTCTACTTTGTCTAGCTTATCACTTAAACCAATAGATGCTAACATGTTTTCAACTTCAGTAAACATATACTCAGCATGTTTACCATACAAGCCAGCAACAACAATACCCCTTGCATACATTTTATCAAAAGCACTTCCATGAATTACACGAGCTTCATTTAAGAATTTACTTATAGCTGCCTTTTTTATTTGCTCATCAGGACCAGTCATGGTTAAATCAATATCTTCATCTAAGCTAGATGTTACTAATCCACGAAGGTCTTTGTATGTTTCTCGGTCTTGAGCAAATGCTGCATCAGGACCAAGGTACATACCTAAAATGTTAGCAATTTTTAAGTCACCAATTAACAAAGAAATAATGGCAGCATTAGATTGAGAAGCATCTGTCTCAATAGTAGCAGCTAATTGAACAACACCGCCATTCTTAGAAGCATCTAGAATATCTTTAGCCATCATAGCGTTAGACATTCTTGGTCCCCATTCTTTCTTAGCAAAGAATTTACTTAGCTCGTTGTTAAATGCTGGAGGTAAGTTAGCAACACTATTATTTGTAGGAAGATTTCCTTCAGTCCAAGATTTAAAAACACTACCATATGAAGCTACCTTTTCAAAGGTATCTCTGTCAAGTGCCATAATAAAATCATGTGGTGTAGGCCTGTTACCATCTATCTTTAACAATCCAAAGTCATCAGCTATTTTTGCTATCTGGTAATAAGCATCTAACAATACTCGATCTGATTTAGGTAATGACCATAAAGCATCATTAACAGCTACACCTAAACTAATACCTGTTTTACCTTTTACAGAGTCAACAAACACTCGTTTACTTAAATCCTTTGCACGCAATACTGTGTTACCCATACCCATAGGAATAGTTGCAGAATACTTAACACCAAACTCTGTAGCAGGTCTAATAGTTCCTGAATGGTTAGTTACGTTAATATCAGTTGCCATTGGAAACATACGATTAGTAGAATCAGATCGCTTTAATAAATTAAATCTGTTACCTCTTGATATATTATTACCAATATATTGATTAATGTGTTTATATATTTGAGTTATTTTCTTTTCATTAATGTCAGATACAATAGCACTTATTTCATTAGAAGGTACATTATCCTCAACTAATTCTTTAACTTTTTCTTTTACTTTATCTAAAGATAAATCTGCCATTGTCTTAGCAAACACACTATTAGAATAAGCATTAGGTATTACCATTGTTTCATTGCTATAATTAAAAGGAGCATTAGAAAACATTGTGCTGTTATCTTGGATATACGAGCCATTTTCAGTAAACCTTGCAGTTGCCATTCCTAAACCTGTTTCAGGGTCTACAGGAAAAGCATCTTTTGCCATTTGAGCAAGAACACTAGCTGCATTTACGTTAACTCTTACTGGTACAGCATTAAGCATATTAATAGTTGCATCAATAATATTCATTTTACCATCTAAGACTCTACCATCTTTAGAAATAAATTGAGAACCTTTACCTGATAAAGCATTGTTAACAGCAGGGTTACTTTGAGAAAGAATTAATGGTTCATTAATATTCATATGACGTAATTCTACATCATACACAGATGCCATATGGCGTACATCAGATACTAACTCTTCACCTTTGCTGGTAAGAATAGGATAATAAGTTCCATATTTATCTTTTTTAATAACATAGTAACCATCTTTGTACATCTGATAAGCATGTGCCTGAGCTACTTCTCTTGGCACATTTCTAGGTGCATATCTACCGCCAGGAGTATTAGGCTGAGAAAAGTTTTTACCTAATTTATCTTGGATATCTGCAACAAACCCTTGCATAACAGGTTGTTCTGTAGGTGCATTGTTACTTGCAGCAACTACCTCTTGGAAGTCAGCACCTGTATCTTCAGAAGAAGCTGATAAGTTCTTACCAATGTAAGTATCATATTCTCCTTCAACCATTCCAGATTTTTTGTCTTCAATAAATTGTTTGTATTTTCTTTTCTGAACATCACTTAATGCGCTAACAGCAGTAAGCATTAAAGCTCCACCAAGAGCATTGGCATTTTGTTCATTAATACCAAGGCTATTTTCTGTCATGTTAGCTAAGGTTTCATTAGCCCAAATACCTTCTTCATTAAGTAAAGGTCTTGCAAAAGCATTTGCATAGTTTGATACTGCAATAGCTTCTGAACCTTCATCATCTTTAAATTTAATACTCTTTTGATCTGCTACATTAAAGGCTTGGTATGTTGGACCTAAATCTTCAATAGCTTTTTGCATAGTTGCATAAGCATTATCAGGACTAGAGAAGTCAGGTGCAATAGTAGGTTCAGCATACTTAAAAGCTTGTTCTTCTACATCAACCATTTGTTGTGTAGCATCTACAGGAATAGTTTCTGCAGTTAAATCTGTAGGACCAAACTCATTATCAGTTGCTACATCTTGTACAGTATACTCTGGTAATTGAGTTAACTCTGATCTTGGTACTGCTCCTGGTTCTAATGGCGCTCTGTTAAGAGCAGTAGCACCAATGCCTGGCTGGACTAACCTCATTGATTGAGGTATAGGATTAGTTTCAATTTGTTGTTGAACTGATTCTGGTACTAAAGCAGGTTCTACATTAGCGCCTGATAGTGGACCTGCTGAAGGCCTAAACTTAGATAATGCCATTTATTTTTCCTTTTCATACATGTTCCTTATTGCTGGAATTTCTCCAAACACGGGAACTCTACGGATCAAGTTAGACTTTGCTTTTAAATCAGCTTGGCCTTCCTCGGTAGCGATCTTATAAGCATCCTTACCAGAACTATAACCTAAGTTTAGTGATGGTGATTGACTTAATAAGGTTTTGAATGGGTTAGTCTTGAGAGACCCATCAGCTCTTGTTTCTGTTGCACTGCTTATTTTATTAAACATATCTATTTGTGCAGAGCTAGAAGCGTAACTAGCAGCTTGCCCTAATCTTTTAGATAATTTCTTTTCATCATCTTCTTCATCTTCACCTCTAAGCATACTCTTAAGGTATAATCCTGCATATGCTGTTGCATAAGCTAATATCATTAAAGAGAATGCAGAGTAAGTATACTCAGGTTTACCACGTTTAATATACATACCCCATAGTTGAGGGATAACGTTAGATGTAAAGTGCCAAGTAAACTTTTGAAATTGAGTTATTAAAGCAAATCTATGATCATCAAATATCTTAGCAGTAGATCCTGGCTCTGGTCTTGAAGAGAATTCATCAATAAAGTTTGTAATGCCGTTGTTTAATTGTTCAGATAATTTATTAAACATAGGATGCGTTGGAGGTAATGATTCTAATTTATCTAGTGATAGAGTACCTACACTATTATAAATACTAACCAATTCATCTGGATCCATTCTATAATAACTTAATCTATCTCTTGCCCATCTAGTTGCATCATTATTGTTAGGTGACTCTGCAATAATACTAATCATATTATTAATTTCATCACAAGCAATAGCGCCTCTTGCAGCTCTAGCAGCATTAGTTGCTGATTCTACTAAGTTAAACTTGAACATTAATTTACTCATATTACGTTTAGATTGGCTAGTAATATTAGCACCAACATTAAACGCAATGTCATTCATTTTACCAGATTGGCCTGTTAATTGTAACAAAGATATATTTTTAGATAATTGTTTTTCCTCTACAGAAGGGATTAAACCTCCTGAGATTTTGTTACCTACTTGAGTAAACTTAGCAGCAACATCCGAAGCAAACTCTTTAGCAATTAAACCAAAGTATTTAACAATATTTGCTTTAGATAATCCTAAAGCACCATAAACTATTTCAGATAAGTTTGCAAACAAAGATGTATCCATGTATACCATTGTAGTAGCAAAGGTTAAGTTCTCTGTTGCACCCCTAATTAAAGGAGATTTAGGTTTATTAAGAGTGCCATCAAAACCAGCAATTAATTCTTTAACATGCATCGCTAATTCTGAAGCTTCTTCTGCAGTGATTTCACCACTATCTAACATTTTTTTGATACCGTTACCTACCACTTCTCCGTTAGCACCAAAGATAGTGTTTTTAACTGCTGATCTCGAAATCATCTCAATCATTTTAACAGCATTATGTTCTACATCTTTAGATCTAAACTTGTTTAATACGGGGTTATCTAACATACCTAAGTCAGCTAACTCTTTCATTTCTTTGTAAGTTAGATTGTCAGATATTCTGTCTGCTAAATCTTTTAAATAAGTTTTATTAACTGCGCCTAAAGTAGTAATACCTTTTGACTTGTAATTATTTTCAATAGTATCTATGAACTCAGTTACATTAGCTCTAACTAAATTAGGGTCTACTAATTGATTCTTTAAAAAATAATCTGGTTGTCTAATATCAATAGAAGACCATCCAGTATTTAATCCTAAATCATCTAGTTGATTAGCTAAGTCTTCACCCATTTGATTTAATGTTTGACGATAAGCTAAGGATGCAGGATCATTTGTATTACTTGTATAAGAATTAAGAACCCTTGTTCCTATATCTTTGTTATTAGTAGTTCCAAATAATTTTCTTTTATCAGAGTCAACCATAAAAGAATTCATAACACCATTAGCTATATTATGTATACGTTTAAAAGCAGACATGCCTGAGTAGACACCTCTAACAGAGCTTGCATCAAACAAACCAGCTATTTCACGACCCCCTTGAAACTTAAGAAATGGGCTTAATACGTTGTCTCTAACAGAAGAAAACAAACCACCATTAACTAAGAGATCTTTAAAACTTCCTGCAAGACTAATTGGTTTGGTTCCTGGAGTAATTAATAAATCTAAATGAGAAATAGGTGTGCTACCTGAAGCAGCATAGCTACGTAACTTTGCTGCTAATTCAATATCATTTAATTTCTTACCATGACGTTTAAGTTCTTCTTGTTCCATCATAGCATTAGAAGTTAAGGGTTTTGTCTCGACCCCTGAAAGCATATTAAGTTGATAATTAAAATTAGACCTATCCATCATAGCACTTGGAGTACCAATTTCTGCACCTAGTAAACCACCAACTACAGCAGCTTCTTTAGCTCTATTATACAATTCATTATAATCAAAATCAAGTGAAGTTGTGCTTCTAACGCCAGCATATTGAATTGCTTCTTGTAATGTTTCTGTTGCAGATTCTTTACCTGAATTTTTAGTTATTTGAAGAAGTAAATCAGCTAAATTTTCTTTTGCTTTAAGTTGGTTTACAGCAACATTTTTAGCAACTATAGCATAATCTTTTCCTAATTGTAATACTTCTTTGTGTAATAGCTTAGTAGCTTCTCCAACAGGTATTCCTTTAGCAGCAGCAATCTTTGTTGCAGTACTACTAATACCTGCTTTAGTTAATAAGTCTACACCTTTAATAGCACCTTTAGGTAAACCAAGTCTATCTACAAGACCAACAACACTACCAATTGCAGCAGCAGCTAATGGATCTTTTTCATCATCAGGCATCTCACCATATACATCACCAATACCCATTGCCATAGGTACAATACTAGAACCAATAAACGCACCAACAGGACCACCAACAGCAAGGCCTACAGTACCACCAGCTAAAGAGCCAGCAATCATTACACCCATCTGTGGACCATATTGTAATGTTGATGAACCAATAAATCTAAATATTTTAGAAAAGTCTTTTTCAACATCATCAAGACTAGTAGTAGTACCACCAGTTATATCTACATCACCAGCCCTAGTATCAACTAATCTTTTTGCTCTTTCATTTTTCTTAAGCATACCTTTAGCATCATACTCAAGTTCTTTAGAGCCTGTTACGTTACCAATGTAGTCAAGAATATTAGCAGCAGAATTAGATACATTAAGCATACCAATGTCCCATGCTCTTTCCATTTCACCTTGAGCACCATATGGACCTTTAAAGTTAGTTCCTTCAAGGGAGCTTCTATAAAGATCTTTTGGTGCATTAAGATTTGCTTGGTAAAAGTCCATAGCAGAAGATAACTTACGAGTTAATTCTTGTCTTTGTAGTTCATTAATTTTAGGAGATAACAATCTAGTTTTTAATGCTTGAATGTTTGCTTCTTGTTGTGCTAAACCTAAGTTGCTTGTTGCTGATTTGTAATCTTGGTACTCTTCAATAGTGTCAGCTTGTGGCTTACCTATAATAGTTCCTTCTGATAATACAGAGTCAACAATGCGTCTTGATTTTTGAACTGGAGTTTCTACTTCAGAAGTATTCATAGCATCTTGAAACATCTGCCATGAACGCTTAACCATATCTGCGTCACTTGTTTGTGCAGTAGGTTGTACTATTCTATTTTTAGTTAAGAAAGAACTTAATCTTTCTCCTTGTGCATTTTCATAATCAACCAGATCACCACCAAAAGCTTCTTTACCTAAAACAACTCTTTTGTTAAACCCATAATCACGCATGATTTGAGCAGTAGCTTCTGTCTGAGCAATACCTAATGTAGATCCTGCAGAGAAACCCCCTACCTTGGTTATCTTAGGGGTTTCTGCAGCATCAACTCCTATTAAACGCTGTCTAACACCTTTATTTGTATAGGCGGTATCTGCATCATGTAATGTTACAGGTAATTCTTTTCCGTTTTCATCTGATAAAGTAAATTCTTTTTCAGCAATCGATAAAGGTATGTTAGCCATTTGTTATCCTTATTAATCTTTGATTGGCACTGCCATTCTATAATACATCAATGCCCAATAAGAGTTAGGTGCTTCTCTAATTTTATTAATTAGTTTGTCATCTACCTTTTTAGTTCTAGCTTTTTCAGCTAAAGCATTTGGTGTAAAACCTTCTTCTTGTTTCATTTGCTCATACTCTGTAGACACTTTATCTAAAAACTTCATAGAAGAATTTGATTGAGCTTTATACTCATCTACTCTATTTTTATATTTTTCTTTTGGAGAATTATGTTTACGGACATCTTCAACCATTTCTCCAATCTTAGAAGTAGGAATTGATTTACCATTAAGCTTAGAATCAAGTTGATTGTTATTAACAGTCATTTTATTTTCATCAGTTAATACCGAAGTATTAATAGTAGCTAAATGCAACATCTTAGTAATGTTAGGTTTCTTTTCTCCAGACTTAAGTGCTCTGTTTAAACCATCATTTATTTGATCACTAAACCTAGTGTAATCATCTGGTAAACCTAAACGTCTTTGCTCTTGTTGCCAAACATTTAATTGAGAAATTACTTCTTGAGAAGATAAATCAAAAGGTGTTGCACCTGTCTTTTTATCTTGTCTAAAATATTGGCTAGCTAAAAGATTATCTTTAAAACGATTTTCATTTTGTGATTGTATGTTAGTAGTATCGCCTACTTCTCTTTGATTTTTACTGCTAATTACTCTAGGTACTTTGTTTCCTTTTTCATCAGTATCAAAGACAGTATAATTACCACTTTCATCTTTGTAAGCAGGTCTACCCATAGTATAACCTTCTTCTACAATAGTTACTGGTTTAGTACCTTGTGGAATACCTGCTTTAAAGAGGTCAGTGCCGTAAGTACCAGGATCATCTAACGCTTTTTCAACTGCACTATAATTACCATTATATATTGCTTTGCGTAACAAAGTTGCATTTGCAGGAGTTAATCTACCTTCTTTTTCGTAGTCATCAACTGTTTTATTAAAGTAAGCTTTAGTTTCCTTTTGTCTTTCTCTAACATTGGTAACACCTAACTCAATTTGTTTTAATTCTTTTTGACGCTCATAAGCTCGATTTTCTGAATCAACTTTAGATGCTTGAGCAGCTTCAGCAGAACGTCTAACATCAGAAGATTGTAGCGTATCACGAGAAGCATATCTAAGTGAGCCATTTACAGAACCACCAGTTAATAAACCACCAGCAGCAACAACAGCAAACCTAGCTAAATCTTTAGCATTAAATAAACCAGTTTCACCATAAATATTTTCAATAAACGTAGTAAGCATTGACTTTTGTTTTTCAGGATCTCTTTCTTCGCTAGTAATCTTATTACGTAATCTTTCGATTTCTAATGCGTTATCCTTAGCAATGTTAGCTATAGCTTTATCCTTATCTTCGCTAAAGAGAGAAACAATTTTAGCTTTTTCTTCTGGTAAAACTTCAACTGGACCTTCAAGATCTTTCATGCTTTCAGGAATAACAACAGGAGGATTAGCTTCCTTCATTGTTTGTTGTCTAGACCCTGGAGAAGTAACTTCTAAGTTTCTCATATTATCAGGGATAACAACAGGAGGATTAGCTTCTGCCATAGTACGTGGTACAGGAATTAACAGCTCACCAACTTCATCACGAGGTCTCATGTCTATTACTTTACCAGATGCTGATCTACTGGGTTTAGGAACAACTTCAGAAACTGGTAATTTATTAATCTCAACACTAGGTGGTTGACTTTCTTGAAGAACACTTGCTCTAGTAGGAGGAGGTACTTGTGCAGCTTCTAAAACAAATTTAGCACGTTCTCTAACTTTAGGGTTACTAGAAGTAGCCATATCTTGTTTAGCAATAGCAATATCACGAGGAGTAGGTCTAATTCCTTTAGCTTTAGCTTCTAATTGATCTCTACGAGTTAATGTTTCAGTTAAATAATTCTTTGTTTCTCGTGGTAAATTGTCTTTCCATTTATCACCATGTTTAGATATTAATTTATTTACATTACCTGGACCATTGTTATAAGCAGCTAATGCTTTTTCTTCATCTCCTTGATATTCTTTAAGCATTGCAGTCATGTAATCTTTTTGAAATCTTAAATACTCTGCTTCAGAATTATCTTTTAAAGGTGCTACACCATAGCCAGGATCAACTCCTGTCTTAGGCATTACTTGAGAAATACCTAATGCACCTTTAGGAGATTGTGTTAACTCTTTTTTGCTATTAAAATGACGACCCCTAGATTCTGATTGTACTTGAGCATCTAACAAAGTAGAACTTGGCATAAACACTCTGTTTACTTGGTTAGAGGTTGCTGCAACTGGCTGGGTATTAGTTGATAATTTTGGATTAACAACTTGTTCAGCAGGTAAAGCAAATACAACATCTTGTGTAGGAGCAGCAGCAATTACAGGTACTGGAGGTTGTTCAACAACAGGACTAGGTAATGCTTGTTCTACTACGTTAGCATACATTTGTTCCATAGGATCAGGTACTTCTTCAGTGCCATAAGCATAATGATAGCTAGCTGAACTACCTCTACTAAAATTACGAACTTCTTCAGTACCATCTTTAAAAGAAGATCCAGGAACATCTGAATGCTCATATGCTAGTGATGGTACTGGTACTTGAATAGTTCCTTCATTGTAGTTCATTAGCTGAGGTACTGCAGAAGTACCATCATTAAATTCTTTTCTGTATTTAAACTCAATTTGCTTATTAGCTTGTTCTTTTTGAGCATCATTTTGATCTAATGCTCTTTTTAATTCAATAGCATAAGATGTGTTTTTATCAGCATGATAAGTAGCATCTAAACCAGTTATACCCGACTTACCACCTTTAAAAGAATTTTCAGAATTATTACCTGAATATTTGTAGCCACTTCCGCTTATTCCTACTGAAAGAGGAGAACTATTATAACCAATTCTACCACCATAATTAGAGCTTTTAATAGATAAATCTTTTTCTTTATTTTCTAGTTTACCACCAAAAGCATCTACAGAAACTTTAGTAGTACCTTCATTATATCCAGCAGCTTGCTGTACTCTACTAGGAATAACATCTGAATTAACAATGTTAACTGAGCCATCACGATAACTACTACCCTCACCTAAATATTTACTTGCAAGTTCTTTTGCAGTATTTTCTAGGTTAGTTGTATCTACATTAACATTAACTGTACCTTCAGCATAACCTTTCCTATTAGCTTGTCTACCTTGCTGAACCATCTTTTTAATCATAGGTTTATTCTTAGGGTCTTGAGCAGCAGGAGCAGGAATAACAGCCTCACCAGGAGTTAACATAGCAGGTACTATATCTGTATTTTGTTTAGCAGCTTTTCTAGCCTTAGCAGCATCTTCTACTTGATAGGGTAACATATGTTGACCACGATAAAATAGTTCTGCACCAGCTAATGGGTTAGGTGTTTTAGCTTTTAATGGAGCACCTAAGGTACCCATTCTATATTTGTGTAATTGTTCTTTATGACCTAATGTTTGTCCAGCTTTACCAGCAGCTTCTACAAGTTTAATCTCATGCAGTTGTTGTTTACGGGCTTCTTCCCGTTCCATCTTAGCTGTTTCTCTGGCTTCTTGTGCAGAAAACTTTAAGTACTCTCTGTGTTGTTTAGCAGATAGTGGTCCCATTTTAAATCCATTTCATTGACTTGGCTAACATTAATGCGCCTATACCCCAACCAACAGGGTTACTAGCTAATGCAGTAGCTAATCCTGTTTCTGCTCCAGCAGCAGCAAGAGGAGCGGCAGATGCTTCTACAGCCATAGGAGCAATAGCCTGAGTTCCTACTCCCGCTAAACTACCAGCGGATGTAGCAACTGTTGGATAAGAAGCTAATACACTTTGTTCTACTACAGGAGCCATTTCTACAGGTGCAGGAGTAGATAATGGTGAACTAATTTTTTTATATAAATACTCACCACCTTTTTCAGCACCCTTATTAATACCCATGCTACGAATTTGTTGGTTATCTCTTTGAGCTTGTAACTCAGCTTGAGTAGGTTGCATAGTAAGAACTTGAGTAGGATCACCTCTTTCATTACTTGCTGGTAATGGTGTAATTACATTTGATAAAGGAGCAGCTACTTGTACTTGTTGTTGTTTTTCAGTCCAGTCCCATGGGTCATTCATAGCCATTATTTACCTCCACTACCAAAATTACTATTTTGAACTACTTGAGTAGATTGTCTTGCAGGGTTACCAAAAATAGTAGAAGCATAACGTTGTAGACCTTGCCATGCTGAGTCTAACCCTTGTTGTTCAACATTTCGTTGTTGACCACCACTTGACTCTAATGTTTTAACTAAATTAGATTGATCTGAAGACATACCAGAAGCATTATCAACAAGCGCTTTTTCTGCCGCAGATTTATTAGTAATTACTTGTTGAGCAAACTTAGCTTTAGCTGCATCTTCAGAAGTAGCACTGGCTAAGTTTTGTCTATATGAGCCTAATGTACCTGATGCACCATATTGATTACCTATAGCAGCATTACCCATACCAACATCTAACTTAAGAGCATCCTGAAGCTCATTAGCTCCACCTGTCATAGCCATTTGTTGTAGACGAGCACGTTGTTGTTCTAACGTTTCTTTATTACCAGCAACAGTGCTTTCAAGACCAGATATACCTGATCCCCAAGCTTTATTTTGAAGATTGCTAGCACCAGCTACTTGGCTTAATAAGCCACCACCATACGCACTTTCTCCAGCGCTTAAAGCGCTTTTTATATACGGTTTGAATTCGTCTGGAATATTACCTGTTGTAACTGTATCATAATTATTTGCCATTATATGTTCCTTATAAATCTTTTTTCATAACTACGTATGCTTGTTTGAAACCAGGAACATACTTGGGTAATTCTTTTGCCCATCCTGGTCTTCCCCATTGTTCAATAGCTTTACATCCTATTTGTCGTGCAAACTTTTCCACAGTGGGAAATACTTTAGATTGTTCTTCAAAATTATTGCCTGAAAAAACTATAATATGAAGTGTTTTATACTGAGCATACTGATTTATTTTTGTTAAACCAGCACCAACAATATTATGATTATCGTCACCTATGATCCAACAATGTGTATCATTATTAAGAATATTACGCATATGATCAGTTAAAGTAGTTTCACCTTGACTTTTGTCTAATGCTTTTTCTAAGAGACTGGAAATAGTAAACCAGTGTTTTAGAACTAGTTCTGGGGGTAACATTACTATTTCCATATTTGTCCTTATTTAAAAAACTTGCCTACCATCCAGCAAACCACTGAGTATCGATTGCCTTCTTCTACATCTTCAACGCCATGCATGATGAAACTTGGGAATACAAGGATTGTACCTTTGCTTTGCGGAGGGTAGTACTTTTCGTAACCGTTTTGAAGGTAAAACTTTCCACCTTTAAAATCGTCATTAAGGAAGGCAAGTACAGTAAGTTTACGACATTCATCCCCATGTGCTAAAAAAGTATCTACATGAGCTTGGTACCGTCCACCAGCAGGGTAAGCTAAAAACTCAGCTTGGTTGGCGTGAGTAATGTCAAATTTCCAAGCCCGATGGTTTGCTTCCAAACCAGCCGCAGCTAATCGCCCACCAATATCTTTGTAAGTTGGTAACACAACCCTTTCTACATTGCGGATGGATGTGTCAATATTGCCTATTCCAATAATTGGTGGTTGCTTTGGTACATTTGAATTTCCGTAAAGTTTAACTAAAGAGTCACAAGCTTCTTTGGTTAAGATGTCTGTAAAAACCCATTGCTGAAGATCTTGGTTGGGTAAATTTAAACCTTTGCGTTTGTCAAATTTCCATTCTTTGTGAGGCCCATCGGCATCAACATAATGCAAAAAAACTTGTGCTTGCCAATTACCTTTAAATTTTTTGCGCCAGTGGTGTTTTTCCATTCCACGGTAAAGAACAGCATCACCCACATCCATAGTAATCTTGGATGCGTTTTTTTCGCCTTCATCTCCCATGTAAATAGGCCATGCTTCATTATCAAAACCTAAGGTAATAGTTGCGCTAATTTCGCAAGATTCCCTGTCGGTATGAATTTTTAGTTTTTCACCAGTTTTATATAACCTAGCATAGCTGTAAGTGGGATACAAACGTTTACCTGATGCTTGTTCAAAATACGGAAGCAGATCTACCAATAATTTATCAAATGCCATTGCACCATGAATTGCCTCTGATGTTGGACATTGAATGTCTTTAATAGTTTGTTTTGCGTCAACCAACCGTTTTAATTCAGAGGTTAATTCATTGCAATTATCAATATCAAGGAAACCCTTGAGATGAATATAATTATTTATTGCAAACTGTGACAGTTGATTACACATTAAGCCTCCAAAGGTGGATCAGGAACAGGAACTGGTTTGATTGTTTGGTCAGAAGGGTCGTACCAAAATTGATCTGCTAAAACATTATCTGCACAATTAACCCAAAAAAATGGAGTTGAAATATCAAAAGTTTCATTGCTTACTTGTGCAACTCTGTATCCTGTTTGAACAGGTTGCATTGGGGCTATAAGAGCATGTTTCATTAATAAAACTCCTCAACAATAACAATTCCAGGTGATCCATTACCCCCAGCATTTGTTGTTCCTGCTGTTGGTGAGGATCCTGCACTGCCTGCCGCTCCAAAACCACTTCCTGGAATTCCAGCATATGGAGCTGATACAGGAGCTGGTAAGCTTCCAAATCTTCCCATTCCTAGCAAAGAAAATCCTGAGTCTGCATTAGAAGTTCCAGCATCTAACGAAATTATTGTTGACGTAGTAGTTCCTGGCCCTGTTCCACCAGCAGTATTTGCTGCTACCGAAGGGTTACCTCCAGCGCCACCAGTAGCAGAAAGTAAACCACCAAAACTTGATGTTCCTCCCGCCGACCCAGGAACAGCAGAGGGTCCACCAGGCCTTGGGCCACAAGCTCCACCAGCGCCAACAGTAACTGTTACAGGTGTCACACCAGGAGCTGGAAAGTATCCTATTGCAGCACCACCAAAACCACCGTCAGCCCCAGATTTATTTCCAACTGAGCCACCACCGCCACCCATTACAGTTACTTTAATTGACTTTAATCCAGTTTGTTTTGTCCAAGGTGATGGTGATGTGTAGATTCGAACAACTGGTGTCCCAGCCGCCGAATCTTGTGTAGTCCCATCAGGAAAAACTACTCCTGGTGCGCCAATGCTTGTTGTTGCCATATTTTTACTCCTTAATTACCTGAAACTGAACCGCTAGCGGTAATAGCACCCGCAGATGAAATGGTAACAATTGTTGTTGCACCGTATTTAATTAAAAGGTTACCACCTGATTCAATTATTGAAAAATTTGTTGCTACTAAACTAGGTGCTGAACCCGTAATGTTAATACCCCATGTACCTGATGCGCCTGTTCCTGTAGGGCTAGGTACGTTTGTGCCTATTGTAAGACCAAGAGCTGTTCTTGCATCAGAGGGTGTTGCAGAATTTGTTCCACCTTTATTAACAGGAACTACGGCATTTAATACAGTAGGAGGTACTTGACCTGAAGTATCAACTGAATTAGCAAAGTTTGCTAAATTAACTGCTTGTGTCATTTATCTGACCTTTCACTTGTAAACGTAGTTCATCTATCTGATCTTGCATAATTTTAAACATATCTGCTATTGTTGGTTTTTGATCTATAACAACTGGCATGTCCATACCTAATACACCTGCAGCGCTTACTGATGAAGCTGAAGCTTCTCCATATTTATTAAACGAACAATATTGATAAGGTTGCCCTGCAATATTTAATGTACCTATTTCAGTTAAATTATATGAAGTTGATGCTGATCCTGGAATTGAATAATCTGATGTAGGTCTTAATAACACACCATTAAGAAACATTAAATGTGAATTTCTAAAATATGGTGTTGGAAACACTACATTGTCAGATGATATAATTGTTTCAGTAATATTTTCACCAAATATAAGAACACTAGAAGTATTAAAGGAAAATGAAACTATATCACAATTACCGCCATTAGATGCTGTTCTTAGTGTATATCCTTGCGCTGTTCCAAAATAATCATAATCACTATCAACAATTAAAATACCATTTATAAATAACAATTCAGAACCATTAGCAGAAGTTGATGATATGTATGTTTGTCCATTTGTTAACGCAGAACTAGAAACTACAAAAGGAACTTTATCAGCAGAAGTTGCTCCATCAATTAAACGAATATAATATATTGCTATCTTATCATTTAATACACAAGCATCTGTAAAAGTTACTGTAGTTGAAGTCCTTGTATAGTCAGTTCCTGGTTTAAGAAACATACCATTTCTAAATACTAATATTTGATTTGTTTGCGCATTAGAAAAAGTAAATACTGTTTGTCCTGATGTTGCAGTAGTAATCATTGAGCTAAACAACACTTGATCAGCAGCTCCTGTTCTATATACTCTACCAAATTGGTCTACACCAATAGTTGATGTTGTAGTAATATCAATATCAAAACCACTTGTAGTTGATCCTTGCCCATATGGTGTTAAATTAACATTAGTACTACCACTACTATTAGTATAATATGAAATATTACCATCAGTAGGACTTGTAATACTTGTAACAATGCTACCTGTTCTTTGATACATATCAATGTAATCAATTAAATCTGTTTGCGCAGATATGTTTTGCCAACCTGAATTGTCAGGAGCATTTTGAGTTAAACTAAATTGAACTACGTTAGATGAATTAGTTCTTACCCACAAATTAACTTCAGTTAAAAATGTTCCACCAGCTGCAAAGAATGTATAGTTTGCAGGATTATTATCTACTGTTAGTACATCAGAAGCTTGTAAGCCATAAAAAGTTTTACCTGAAGGATTATTACTAATACTTGTTCCTGTAATACTAGTAGCATATTGTACTAATAGATATCTATAAGGCGACTCAATAATAAGAGGTTCTTCAGATATAATCCCAATAGTGTCTACTGTACCTAAGGTTGATACATCTAAGTTAAGTACATCACCTTTATATTCAATGTAACCTAACGGTCTTGTTTGAGCAGGTAACACATCAATGTTACGTCCACCGTATGATCTATAGTATAATTCATATGTAGTTCCAAAAGTAAAAGGAGACCAATCAAACAATGTTGGGTCTACTGAAATAGAACCATCAGTACTTGTATATATACCATAATAAGTTTTGTTTGTAGGTGTTGTAGATAAACCTGTACCTACAGAATCATCTGCATATCTAATAATTAAATACTGATTAAATACTGCAGAAGGATTATCTAAGTCAATAGATCTTTGAGGAACAATTCTCCATTGTCTACTCTCGTCAGGAGCTTCTGTAGATACTGCAAATGTTGCAAATCGTCCACCAGTAGTAGCTACCCATAATACTTTACTAATACCAAATCCACCATCAGCTACTTCAAACCAAGAATATGCTGCTGGATTAGTACTTTCAATAACAGTATCATCATTCCTTACGCCAAAATATGTTCTCAAATAAGGGTTGTCAGATATGTTTGTTCCTACTGCATCATCAGCATACTTAATATCAAGATACCTATAAAGATAACCAACAAGATTTCCTGAATTATCTGCTACTGAACCAGTGTTAGTATTAGTTGATACTACTGAGTTTGATGTACCAGAATTATTTTGGTAATCTAAGAATACCTGAGTTAAAAAGGAATTTAAATCCGTGTTATCCGTGATAGGTGGATTAAGCATTTTATCTCCTATCTATTTGTTTAGAGTCAAGTGCCATAGTAGCTAAACGCCAATAGCCTGTAGTTGTTATTCTAAAATTCATTACACGACCATATACTCTTGGGTCAACTTTATAACCTTGAGACTTATCATTGTTAGGCAAAAATGTAAATGTATCTTTTAAATTAGGATCATCTACTGACAAATCTACATTTTCTACGTAATTGTTTTGCCCTATTATTCTAACTGTAATGTTTGCATCATTAGGTACTTGATCAAAAATAGGATACACTGCGCTAATCATTGTGCTACCTGATACATCACCTGTGTTTAATTTTTTCTTTTCAATATAAGAAGTATATGTTGCTAACGCTGAACCATTCCACATTAAATAATTACTATCTGTTACTAACGTTTGTGTTGAGTTAGTACACATGTATATTACTTCAGTTCCATATTGAAAAGCATTAGATACATTAGCAGGACCAGTAAATGCGTAAGTTAAAGAAGGTAATGTTCTTTTAGACCATGTATTATTTTTGTAATTAAACACTAAAGCTTCGTTACATACTGTAGAAGCACCTTTAGGAAAATTAATCCATATTTCTTTGTAATAAGAATTTTTGGCTAAATGAACTTTATCAATATAACTTTTATTTAAATTACTAAAGAAATATTTTTTAATTCTAAAGTCAGCAATAGATTCAATAGCTCCTGAACCGTTATGTGTGTATATATCATTACGATCAACAACAAAATGTTTACCATCAACTTCAATAACACAATCAGTATTTAAAATACCATATGATTTGCTGTATGGGGATACCCTAGTATTAGCTCCAATAGAAAGTATATTGATACAGTCAGAAGAATATATATACATATTTCCTCTTAGTTCACACATATCTAAGATAGGTGAAGTAGAACTTATTTCAAATTCATCTGCTGTGTCTGTTGTATATCCTGGTTGCCATACTTGTGGTATTGACCCTGTAGCTGCTTGAACAGATATTCTAATTGTGCTAGGTGCATAAGTTAAAATACCACTTTGACTTAAAGTTAAATTAGCAGCTACTAATGAGTAACCTAATGATCTAATTACTTTAGCAGTTACTGTTAAACCCGCTACATAGTTCCATCCTGGTAATGGTTGAAATGCGTTATCAGCAGTAAGACTACCATACAAACAATACAATGGTGTAGTAGCGCCATTATTTAAAATAACAGCATAACCACCATTAAATAAAGTACCTTGCCAATCACTATTTGCATAAGACCCTGATCCACTAGAAAACATAGAAGAAGTATTTCCAGCAGCATCTACTCTAACTATGTTTCCATTTTTAGCAAATATATTATAACCCGTGTCTGGTCTTCTCCAATGAATTCCATAGTCAGGTGCAATAGCAACAACTCTGGAAGTGGTTTCCCCAGTAGTTGCTTGTACAGCTTCGTCATCAAATCTTACATTTAATACGTCTGTAAAAGTGTTCATTGGTAGGATCATAGGAGGCATATCTGCATTCCACCCACCCCTACCAAATTGTTCTATAGGTGTAGCCATTAAGTTCTTCCTTTGTTTTGTTTCCTATTAGGGGTCGTCTACGGCTGTAAGCCTTTAAGATAAACTGTTTTACCATTCTGCTTTGTAGCAGTTAAACATTCACATTTGAGGTTATTAGGGTCATATGATACGTGTACCCATCCTGAATCAGGAATACCTTGTGTGTAGAATTCAAGGATTAATTGAGTAAATTTAAAGTTGTCTTTAACATACTGGGCTAAGTCACCATTAGCTACACCAGTTACTTCAATATCAGCAGCCATACCTTTACAGTGATCTGATGTTTTAGATCCACCAACCGCAGCATTAGATTCAGGTGAACGATAAGCACTGTTAACTGTTACTTTACCATAATGATCTCTTACTGGTTGTAATACTTTTTCACATAATACTTTTAAGTTATTCAATGCGGTATCATCAGGGGTATTATTTAAGCCCAAGCGGGTAGCTGTCTCTGATTTAGTTAATTCTTTTAAAGAGAAGTTAGTGCTTAACTGGGTCATTTAATTTATCCTTAATTTCATTATATTGACTAATACAAATATTTAATTTACGAATAGCACTATCACCTTCAGCTGTTATTGAGATAAGAGCTTCAGCAACTTGTCCGTTAAGTTCGGCTCGTGTTTCTCCTGGGTTACTTCTATTGGAAGTGGAGGCATCTGAGGTGGTTGATACACTACAGTCGGGGGCTTTGGTGGTGACAGGAATGAACAACTTGCGTTCACCATTAGCAACGGCAATACGAAGATTAGTAATTTTCTTTTCA